AGTCCATCCGCGAGGCGACCGACGGTCTCAAGACCGAGTTGCGCAACCAGATCACTGGTGCTGGCTTGGGCCAGCGCCTGGCGAACACCTGGCGCGGCGAGGTCTATCCCAAAGGCCAGATGAGCATCAAGGCGGCGGGCCTTGTCTACAGCCGGGCTCCAGAGGTGGTGGGCGCCCACGCCCAGGGCGCGACCATCCGCTCCAAAGACGGTTTCTGGCTGGCGATCCCGCTACCCGCTGCTGGCAAAGGCCCTCGCGGCAAACGCATGACCCCCGGTCTTTTGGAAAAACTCCGTGGCCAGCGCCTGCGCTTCATTTACCGCCGGGGCAAACCGTCGCTGCTGGTGGCTGAAAACCAGCGTGCCCGCCAAGGCCAGCGCGGTGGTTTCTCCGCTGCCTCGCAAAAGGCCCAAGCCACAGGGAGAGGCCTGGTCACGGTGCCAATGTTCCTGTTGGTGCCGCAAGTCACCCTGAAGAAGAAATTCGACATCGACAGCGCTTCGCGCCGCTGGGTCAGCACGCTGGCCAACCGTATCGCCAGCCGCTTCGATGAAGCCGAACGCCGAGGAGCACGCCCATGAGCCAACAACCCAGTCAACGTGAGAGCGCCATCGGCGCGCTGTTCGCGGTGCTCGGGCAGTTGTTCTTGGGCACATCCGGCACCACGGTCAAACGAAACGCCGCTCTGCCCGAGCGGGTGTCCGACCACGCCATGGCCATCCTGCGCGACGGTGAGATGGGCGAGCCCGAGGTGTCTTTATCCCCTTTGACCTACCACTGGCAGCACCAGGTGGCGCTCGAACTGTTTGTGGCCGACCCCGACGCCAGCGCACGCGATGCTCGCATGGACGGGCTGTTGGTTGAACTGGCCGCCCTGATCGAAGCCGACCGAACCCTTGGCGGTGTCATCGAGTACGTCGACATCAGCCCACCCAAGTTCGACGAACTGGCCCCCGACGGTAGCAGTGGCATCAAGGCCTGCTTGCTGCCCGTGGTCCTGCACTACAGCAGCAGCGGCCCTCTGAACTGAATTCCATTCCTGAAGGAGAAACCTTATGGCCCGTGCCTATGGCGCGAACGCCAGCCTCTTGGCTGCGTTCGAAACCACCTACGGCAGCAACCCAGTGGGCGACTACTGGAAGCTGCCCTTTGTTTCCACCACCCTTGGCTCCGAGCAGGGGCTGATCGCCAACGACCTGATCGGCCTGGGCCGTGACCCCAGTGCCCCCATCCGCGACGTGATCAAGGTCGAGGGTGACATCGTCGTGCCACTTGATGTGCGCAACATCGGCATCTGGCTCAAAGCCCTGCTGGGCGATGCCAGCACCAGTGGCTCCGGTGTGGTCACGCACACCTTCACCTCCGGCAAGCCGAGCCTGCCCAGTCTGACGCTGGAAACAGGTTTGCCCGACATCCCGGCCTGGTTCGTGGCTTCGGGGGTGATGGTCAACAGCCTGCAGGTGGGCTTTGCCCGCTCCGGCGCGGCCAACGCCACGGTGGGCCTGATCGCCCAGGGCGAGGCCAAGCAAGCGGCCACGTTGGACGCGACCCCCGCCAGCCGCGATCTGATCCGTTTCAACCAGTTCCAGGGATCGATCAAACAAGGCGGTGCCGCGCTGGGCAATGTGGTCTCGGCGCAGCTGACCTATTCCAACAACCTGGAGCGCATCGAGACCATCCGCTCCGACGGCAAGATCGATGGCGCTGATCCCACGGTGGCCAGCCTCACCGGCAACCTCGAGGTGCGCTTTGCCGACACCACGCTGATCGATGCCGCCACCAACAACACCCCGCTGGAGCTGACCTTCGGCTACGCGATCGACGCCGATCGGCGCCTGACCTTCATCGCGCACGAGGTCTACCTGCCCAAGCCCAAGCTCTCCATCTCCGGTCCCGGTGGCATTCAAGCCACCTTCGAGTGTCAAGCCGCCAAAGCCGCCGGTGTGGCGCGCATGTTCACCGTCGAACTGGTGAACGACGTCACTTCCTACTAATTTCTCCGAGGTTTCTCATGATCAAACTGAACCTACCGCGTGAGCCGCACTGGATCACCCTGGCCTCTGGTGTCCGCCTGCAGGTCCGTCCCGCTACCACCGCGCTCGTCATGGCCGCCCGCCATGCTGCCTCCAAAGTGGCGGGTACCGACACCGCTGCCGCCGGCGAGCGTACCGCCACCCTCATCACCGAACTGGCCAAGCTGGCCGTGCTCGCCTGGGAAGGTGTGGCCGACGACAAAGGCAAACCCGCTGCCGTCACCCCCGAGGGCGTGGCCGCCCTGATGGAGCACTGGCTACTGGCGGACGCCTTCGAACGTGAATACCTCGCCGGCCTCTACGCCCTGGATTCTGAAAAAAACGTCTGAAGGCCCGCATCGCATGGCACTTCGGTGGTGGGCCGAGCTACTGCCAAGCCTGTCCCGATCCGTGCCCCGAGTGTCCGTACACCATGAACGCCCCCCAAAGCCTGGATGGCTGGCAAGCCGCCAGCGCCATTGAAGTCTGCGCCAGCCAGTTGCGCATGGCCCAGGGCCGGGTGGTCGGGCTGGATCTGAACGCCTGGATGCTGGCCTGTGAGAGCACGGGGCTGGACAAGGCCACGGCTATTGATCTGTTCCCGGCGGTCGAGGCGGGCCTCATGAGCACATTTCAAAACGAAGACTGATTCCCAATGGCTGAACGCAACCTTTCCATTCGCCTGTCCGTAGTCGACGGCGGCAAGGTCAAGGCCGAGCTGTCCGAGATCGGCGAGAAGGGGGAGCGCTCGCTCAAAAAAATTGAGGCAACAGCCACCCCAGCGTCCGGTGGCTTGAAGCTCCTGTCCAATGCGGCCAACGACGCCAAGTTCCAGCTACAGGCCGCCACCGACCGGCTCGGCATGTTGGGTTCGGTCCTGGGCAAACTCGGTCCCGCCTGTCTGCTCGCCGGAGCCAGCATCGCGGCGCTGGGTATGGGCATCACCGCCCTGGTCATGCCGGTGGCGCGGGTGGGCGATGAGTTCTTCAAGCTCTCCCAGAAAACTGGCGTCTCGGTCGAGGCGCTGACCGCTTTGGACTACGCGGCCAAGCTGTCGGATGTCAGCACCGAAGGCCTGACCAAGGCGCTGCAAAAGCTCTCGGTCGCCATGTTCGACACCCAGGTCAACGGCGAAGAGGGCAGCGCGGCACTGAAGGCGCTGGGCGTGTCGGCCACCGACGTAAATGGGCAGATCCGCCCGACCGAGCAGGTCTTGCTGGATCTGGCCGACAAGTTCTCGGCCATGCCCGATGGCGCGGACAAGGCGGCACTCGCGGTCAAGCTCTTCGGCAAGGAAGGGCTGTCCATCATCCCGTTTCTGAATCAGGGGCGTGAAGGCATCGCGGCGCTGATGGAAGAAGCTCAGCGCCTGGGTCTGGTCATGTCCGAAGACGTGGCGCGAGCTTCGGAGGTCTTCAATGACAACCTGACGCGCTTGTCTGCCATCTTCGAAGGGGTGCAACGCCAGATCGGCGCCGCCGTAATCCCGGTGCTGGCCGACTTCACCGAGCAGGTGATCCTGGCTCATGGCGAGACCGGCAGCTTCAGCAACGAGCTGCAAAAGATCTCCGCCAACCGAGAAGCCATCCTGGCCTTCCTGGAGTCGGTGGCCTCGGGCCTGGCCTTCATCGCCGAATCGGCCGTGCTCGCCAAGCGGGTGATCGCCCAGCCCTTCGACAGTCTGTCGGTGGTCGGCAAAGACATCGAGACCTGGTTCAAGACCGATCTTCTGCGCTCGATGAAGTCCATGGGTTACGAACCCAAGGTCATCGATGCCGAAATCGCCAAGCTGCAAGGCGCGCGTGACGACTACGTGCGCGCCGCCAACGACCGGCTCTTCAACATCAACCAGAACCCGGGCTATGTGGACCGGGTGGCCAAGTTCTTCGACGAGCAGCGTCGCACCGTGCGCGTCATGGGCCAAAAGTTTGTGCTCGACACCGAGGCCCAGGCCAAGGAAGTGCAGGCCATCTATGACAAGTTCCTGCCGACGCTGCCGCGCAAGCCCCGCATGGAGTTGGATCTCTCCGGCTTTCAAAAGCCCAAGCCCGCAGAAAAGCTCAACGAAGGCGAAGTCTTCCTCAATCAGCTGCGCTCGCGCCTGACCCGAACGCAAGAGGGCGAAGCCGCCGAACTGCGTGCCCGGGCCTTGCAGATCGAGGCGAAAGGCTACAAGGGGGTGGCAGCCGAGGCCGAGCAGTACATCCAGGTACTCGAAGCTATCGAGCGTCAGAAAGAAGCCAACAAGGCCTTCGATGCCTTTGAAAAAGAAGAAGCCGCCTCTCGCAAGATCACCGAAGGCCTGATCGGCAGCAACCGCCAACGCATCGAAGCCCTGCAATTGCAGCGCGAGATGCTGGATCTGTCGGACACCGAGCGTGCCGTCCTGCAAGCCCGCACCGATCTAGAAAAGTCCGCCGCCACCGCGCGCAAGGAAGCCAACCAGATCGAAGACGCCGGGCTGCGGGTACAGACGCTGGAGGCGATCAACGACGCCTTGGCGCGGCAGCTACCGATCGTCGAAGAGTTGGTCAGGGCCAATGCCGAGTACCAGCGCAGTTTTGAGTACGGCGCCAAGTCGGCCTTGCGTTCATACATCGACGATGCGACCAACGCCGCCAAGCGAGCCCAGCAGGTCACGGTCAACGCCTTCCGCTCCATGGAGGATGCGCTCACCCGCTTTGTGATGACCGGCAAGCTGGATTTCCGCAGCCTGGCCGACTCGATCGTTGCCGACCTGGTGCGCATCCAGATCCAGCGCGCCATCACCTTGCCGCTGGCCAACTGGCTGGGCAGTGTGATCCCAGGCATGGGTGGTGGCACAGCGGGATCTGCATTCCCAGCCGGCAGCAGCGATCTGATGGGCACCATGGCCAATGTCGCCCACAGTGGTGGTGTGATTGGTGCCGATGCGCTCATCACCCGCTCCCTGCATCCGGGCGTCTTCACTGGTGCCCCGCGTTTCCACAGCGGTGGCATCGTTTCTGGCGAGGTACCCATCATCGCCCAGGAGGGCGAGGCGGTCTTCACACGCGGGCAGATGCGTGCGCTGGGCGGTGCCTTGTCGGCCAAGTCCTTGCCACCCGCAGTGAACGTGCAAGTCAATGTGGTCAACAAGGCCCAAGGGGTGGATGCTCGGATCGAGCAACAGCGGCAACCCGATGGGGGTCTGCGCCTGGATGTGTTCATCGAACAGATCGAAGGCCGCATGGCGCGCGCCATCAGCCAGGGCACAGGCATTGCGCCGACGCTTGAACGCCGCTATGGCCTGAACCCCGCCATGGGAGCCGTGCGATGACCACCGTGAATAACCTGTCCGTATGGCCCGAAACATTGCCACCACCCCGAGTCGAGGGCTACAGCCTCTCACCCCGGCCCAGTCTCTTGCGCACCGAGATGGAAACGGGGGCAGCCCGACACCGGCTGCGCTCACTCACCGCGCACTATCAGGCGCAAGCGGAGTGGCGCTTCTCGGAATTCCAGTTCGCGGTGTTCGACGCCTGGTGGGCTTTGAACACTCGCCTGGGCGAGCAGTGGTTTGTGTTGCCCCTGGCCGTGCCGCTGGATGTCCAGGCGGTGGAAGCCCGATTCCTGGCCCCATGGCAAGCAGAACTGCTGCCCGCCAGACGCTGGCGTGTGGCGGCCCAGATGGAAATCCGCAACCTGCAGCGCCTGACGGCCGAGGAGTTGGAGGCGGCCAGCATCTACGGCGATGTCGAGATGGCTCTGGCCGATCGGCTGCACCGCTGGCTGCACGAGCAGATGGGCGCGCCCAGCACCCCACCGTATTTCTGAGGAAAGCTCATGTCCATCAAAGATCAACTGCTGCGCTCGGTCACGCAACTGGAGACTGACAGCGGCCTGGTGCACAACTGGGCCCATGGCGACGCCAACACCCAGGTCCAGACCGAACGCGGCGCGGTGCGCTCACCCGCCAAACTGATCGCCGACAAGGATGCGGAGATCAACCAGTCAGCCAATGGGCTGCTCTCGCGTGCACAGACCGCAGCCAGCCAGTCGGAGGCTTCTGCAAGCACGGCGGCCCAGCAGGCGAGCGCAGCCTCCGGCTCGGCCAGTCAGGCGGCCACGTCCGAAGCCAACGCTGGATCGTCTGCCACAGCGGCGAATGCCAGCGCCACCGCTGCTGATGCTTCCGCCGATGCCGCTGCGCAGTCACAAGCCAATGCGGCACTCAGTGAGTCCCGCGCCCGCCAATCGGCCACAGCCGCCGCCGTTTCGTCCTCGCACTCCAGTGATCAGGCGCTGGCTGCTGCCGCAAGTGCCACCAGTGCTCAGCAATCCGCCCAGTCCTCGGCCGATCAGGCGACAGCTACTGCCCAGTTGGCCACCCAAGCCCAAGTGGCTGCCGCCACCAGTGCCGTCATGGCCAGCACCGCCAATACGGCGCAAGAGGCCGCCAGCAAGTCAGCGCAAAAGGCAGCGTCGTCTGCCACCACTGCACGCACCCAGGCCAAGAAGGCGCAGCAGTCGGCCGACGAAGCCTTCGATTTCAAGACCGAGGCCCAGGCTGCCCAAGTGGCCAGCGGTGCCTATGTCGAGCAATCCGACGCACTGGTGGCTGGCCCCTACACCCAGATGGCCGCACACCTGATTGCTACCCAGGCGGTCGTGGTCGAGCACCACGCTTTTGCCTGACGCGACCTGACCTAAATCGATCCTCCCAGGAGTTCTCATGCCCGAATCTGCCAGCGGTCTGATGACCGAAGTGGCGGCGCTCACGCACGCCACTACGCAACTGCTCAACACAGTCAATGTCCGCAAAGCCACGCTGGATGCCAGCGTCGACGCGGCCGCCGGCAGTGCCTCGTCTGCCGCCAACAGTGCAGAGTCCGCCAGTCAGAGTGCATCGGCGGCTGCGGCCACCTTGGACGAGACCGAAGCTGCCCGCGATACCACCCAGACTTACCGCGACCAAGCCGTGGCCGTGGTCACCAGCAATGACGGCTCCTTAGAGGCCGCCCCCGGCAAAGTGCCCGTGGCTGGCTTGGACGGCAAGGTGGACTTCGACTACCTGCCCCTGGCCCAGCAAAACGCTGTTCTTGCCGAAGCCATCGTTTCCGCCACCCATGAAAACCTGCGCGACTTCTTCGACGACCGCGAGGTCGAAGCCCAGGTCCAAACCCACGCCGGCCAGATCACGACCCTCACCACGCGCGTGACGACCGAGGTCGCCCGCCTGGACCAGAAGATCGACACCATCGAGCCTGGGATCCCACCGGCTTATCAGGGCTTGATCGAGCAGGACTTCCTGATTGACGGGTTTGAGTCCGCCTACACCGCCGAAATCCTGCGCGGCATGGGTGGCTCGGGCCTGTACAGCACCCGCAACTACTCGGTCGACGACGGCAACCAGGCCCTGCACCGACCCTTCACCGTCACGTCGACTGCCCAGTTCCAGCACAACCACCCCAACTACTACCGCATGGTGGGTCTGGGCGAGTTGTGCGCCATTGTCAACGGCTACTACGTGCGCACCACGCACAACGACCCCACACTCATCGATCAGGACGGCCGCATATTGAGCGCGCCGCCAGTACCCGCCAGCGTGTTGGCCAAGCCCACCGGAGTGAGTCTCAACGCCAATGGCACGGTCAGCATCGACACGGCCACCGACACCCAGGCGCGCTACATGCGCAATCTGTTCACCCAGCACCTGGAAGACACCCGGCTGGACCTGCTCTACATGGAGGTCTGGCTCGAAAAACTCCCCTCGGGCGGTGACCTCAACACCCTGATCAGCTCGTTTCGCCACAAAGAAAACGCCAACCAGCTGCGCGACCTGCTCAATTTTGCGCAAAAGCTCAACTATTCCGGTGCCAAGGACCTGCCAGAAAACGGCTCGTTTCGCTGCGGCGTGATCTCCCTGGTCAATGCCAACGGCACGCCCGAGTACGCCTACATCAACTACCGGCTGCGAGCACGCGCCGTGGGCAAGCTCAGTACCCGCGTGCCCAAGACAAGCTACAGCACGGGTGACCAAACGCCGCAGGTGTCTTTCAGCGTGGTCTCGGCCGCGGTGGGTGGCACCCATGGCCATGCGCTGGATGTGCCGCTGACCCCCGCCGAAATGAACAGCCTCATTGGCGGGGCCACGCTCTACATCGAGTCCAGCTACAACTATTCGCCCGCGTCATCCGCAGCCGAGAACCACAGCCATCTTTACGCCCTGAGCTGGAATGGCGCGACCTTACTGGCCACCAACCTTGGCGCCCGTCGCCCGGACGATCCGGCCAATCAGTTCCTGGCAGTCAGCGGCACGCCCAGCATCGCCAGCTACCGCAAGGCCGATGGGAGCATTGCGGGCCCCGTGGTCTGGAGCACGGTCGCCGTGCCGCACCAGCACCCGATGGATGTACAGACGGTGCAGGACCGCTTCCCGTTCGAACTGTACAAGGCCGTCAACCACATCATCGACAACGGCAACCGCTTCAAGCTCGTCAAGGATGTGGAGGCGCTTAGCCGCCTGCGCGAGAGTGGTATGCCCACTGCCGGCTGGTTGCAACTGGCTGAGTCGGGCCTGGCCCGCTTCACCCTGGACCAAGACAGTATGGACGCGATTTGTGCCCAGGTCTGGGGGCTCGATGGCGAGGGGGCCTTCATCCCCGAGATGATCGATTCCTACGGCACCAACTTCACCACCTACAACGTGGTGGGCGATGCCCAGGCGAACCTGGCCAAGTACAACCGCACCTACAAGATCGGCAGCAATGACGCGGCTGGGCGCACCACCGCGCGTCGTGGCTTCAGCGATCCGACCCTGTACGTGGCTAAGACCACACTGCCCACGGTGGTGGAGGGCTACAGCTTCATGATCCCGCTGGAGCTGATCGTGCGCACCCCGCTGGAGGTCTGGAACCCCTGGGGCCTGAACCTGATCGACGGCAACCCCGCATCGGGTGGAAGCGGGGCCGGTACCCCCGCCAGCCCCTGGAATGCCGCCTACACCCAGCTTTGGTACAACTTGTTGCCGCCCAACTTCTTCTCGGCTGGGGCGTCCGATCCGGCCGACACCACCACGGGCGGGGTCTGGATCCAGGCCAGCAACGGCAGCGCCTACCCGGCAGACAACTCCGGGATCTTCATCACCATCGGT